ATATGCTCTATTTCTTGAAAAAGAACATTCAGCTGGATATTATCTTAATCACATAGACCATCAGCGGGATATTGATTTAATTGAGACAGAGCTACTTGAAGAACTTCAACGTGAAATTGGTGTATCAATTCCTCGTAAGTTTGAAACGGATCCTAGATTATTTTATAAGCATCTTGTTGAGTTTTATAGGTCGAGAGGTACACCAGCATCTATTACAGCATTTTTCAAATTAATACATCGCGACGAAGTTGAAGTATATTACCCATTAACTGATATACTAGCTCCAAGCCCAGAAGGTAATTGGAGAGATGATACTGTTCAAATTCAAGCAGATTTAGCAGCTGGAACACCAGTACCAACCTCGCATGTTTGGACATTAACTAGAACTAACCTAGCTTCAACATTTGACAGGAATAAACTGTTGAATGCTATATCCGTAGAATTCAGCCACATTAACAATTCAAGCAACCCCAGTGAGGACAGTGAACTTCTAGCTTTTCTTCAAGAGACTGTTTCAGGAAACGATCGAAGTGATTTAGATGAAGATGGAGATACAGACTTCAACGATCACTTAGTTGTTCTACGAGAGATTGCTGGAGATCAGCAAGACATTCCACCAAGTACTGCTCAGGTTAATTTAGAGGCTATAATAACTGATGCAAAAGCTGCATATATTGCAGATGGTTCTTTCAGTTCTTATGTCGCTACTAGTCTTCCTGTTATTGATTTCGCAGATGATGACGGAAATGATATTAAACTCAACAGTGACTTAATATATGTTAATGATGTTCATGCTCCAGACGCAGTAGAAAGATTAGTATACAACACAGCGACAAGTCAGAATGAGTGGCAACTATCATTTACAGATACTGTATTAGAAGCAGATGATGTGGTCAAGGCGTATCGTAGAGGTGAGTTCCAAAACCTAGATGGTTTTGCAGATCAACAGAAGAAGTTACAAGATTCATATTTCTACCAGAAATTCTCATATGTAATGAGAACTGGTGTCAATAATAAAGAGTGGAAGGCCAATTTTAATAAGTTAATCCATCCAGCAGGATTCATATTTTTTGGTGAGATATATATATTCACTGAGATACTTGATAAAGGAATACCAGTAATACAACCCGGATCACAAGTTGGTGGTCTTCCTGTACTAGTATTCATAGACCTAGTAGATTTTGGTATCAACAGCAGTTCGATATCAGAAAGTGTAGTTAAGGACCTCAAGTTTGAGTCCACTATACTGAATCACTGGGGCACAGCAGATCATTTCGAAGATAGAAAGTTTCAAAATCCTAGACCAATGAAGGATTACAGACAATATACCTTTGAAGATGTTATAAATAAAGTAATAGGGATCCAAATCGGATCACAAATAGAAATTTCTTAAACGGAGCACGTAAAAATGTCAGCAATTATTACACATGATTTTAGAGTAGATACAACTGAGAAGTTTGTTGACAGTTTATCCTCTAGCACATACTATATGGGGTTAGGCCACCCCGGATCTTGGCCAGTAGACGGTGGTGGCGTTGAACAACCACCTGCTGCATACGAAAATGATAAAGACATGAGAGATGTCTGGAACAATCTAGTAGCAGCTAAGATTTTAGCAGCGGACGATGGTATATTATCTGTCCCTAGACATACTTGGGCAACTGGTACCACTGATTATAAAGCATATGATGATGCAAATCAAAACCTAGAAGGCGATATATACCATGTTGTTGATCCAACAACATATAATGTTTACATTTGTCTAAAGGTAGGATTAGTAAGCGGTACATCTACTCAAGCTACTTCAACAGTAAATCCCAATACAATCGGTACACCAGCATCAGGCGTCTCTGAATTAGCAGATGGCTATATCTGGAAATACTTATACACGATTCCTGGGTCAGTTGCAAACAGCTTTTTAACTGTTAACTATATGCCTGTTCCAAGAGTAACCTCATCTACTCAAGATGGTGGTATATTTGTAAACCAATGGAATGTTCAACAAGCAGCGGTTGATGGAGCAATTTATAGAATTAAAGTAACGGCGGCTGGGTCTGGGTATTCATCAAGTCCTACAGTAACAGTTATCGGCGATGGTTCTAGTGCAACAGCAACAGCAGTCGTAGATAGCTCTGGTACTATAGTAGACATTGAAATGACAGCTAATGGATCTGGATACGTAAACGCTACTATTGAAATCACGGACTCAAGTGGTGCAGGTGCAGAAGCAGTTGCGGTACTTCCACCTCCTGGTGGTTTCGGATATAGAGCTGTTAAAGAATTAAGAGCACACTATGCGACATTTACTAAATCATTTGATGGCCACGAGAGCAATACAATTCCTGACGCATTTGACTTTAGACAAATATCGATAATAAAGGATCCGAATGACTCAAGTGGTGCAGCATCAACTACTACATATAATGGATGTAAGAAGTTTACTGTAGCAGGTTCATTTACTAGTGGAGAAGCAATTACTGGTGCAACTAGCGGAGCTAAGGGTACTATTGTTGAGTATACTGGTGGCGATTTATTCTATATTCAAGATGATAGCACTGGGTTTGAACCATTCGTCAGTGGTGAGACTGTAACCGGATCCACCGGCAATACGTCTAGCCTTGCTGATGGTGAGTTAGAACTTCATACAGGTAATGTTATATTCGTTGAGAATAGGGACCCAGTTACACGAGGTTCAGGTCAGATCGAAACAATTAGACTAGTTATAGAATTTTAAGGAAAATTAAAGATGGCAATCAACACAAACATTGATCCCTACTGGGATGACTACAACCAAGCAACTGCTGTTGATGGATTAACTCCTCAAGAAAAGTATAATCAAATACTTTTTAGACCTGGAGTATCAATTCAAGCCAGAGAGTTGACACAAATACAATCTATTCTGCAGAATCAAGTTAGCAGTTTAGGTGATCATATGTTTACTAACGGATCGATGGTAGTTCCTGGCGGGGTTACTGTTTCCGATAACATAGCATATGTAAAAATAGAACTAGCTAGTGGATACGCATACGACTTTGATACTCTTAAAGGGGCCACTATTACAGATGGCACAAGAAGCGCTATAATCATACATTGTGTTAATGAGTCTGCAGGCTTAAACGATCCAGTAACACTATACATCAACTACTCAGAAGGTAGTAGTGAGTTTGCTAGTGGAGCATTGACAATTGGCGGCACTACCGTTGGTACTATAGGTAACAACCATGATGCAACTGATAGTGAATTAACTGGATTTGGTATACTAGCTTCTGTTAATGCTGGAATATACTATATTAGAAAACACTTTGTTGTAGTAAAAGAAGACACAATAGTAGTGTCTAAGTATACTGCTGATGCTACAGTTAATCGTGATATTGGTTTCACAGTTACAGAGTCTATAGTAGGACCAGGTGAAGATGTTTCCTTGTATGATAATTCTCAAGGAACAGTAAATCAATCAGCACCAGGTGCACACAGATTACAGATAAAAACTGCACTAACCTCTTTAGATAGATCAGTAACTTCTAATACTACTGGAACCGACTTTTCATTACTAGCGAGGATTGAAAACGGTGTAGTAGTTTCAATTCTTGAGCACTCAACATATAATATACTATCTGACACAATGGCTCGTAGAACATATGACGAGTCAGGTAATTATGCTCTCAATCCATTTATAGGTCGTGTTGTAGATAATACAGCTACGCTTACGTATGAAGTAGAACCATCCAAAGGTTATGTAAAGGGATATGAAGTAGTAACTCATAGTAAAACTCATGTTCAAGTAGATAAAGCAAGAGACACAGAAATTAAAGAAGATCAGACAAGACAGTTGTCTTACCATAATGTTATTATTGTATCAGGTGAATTGGATGGAGCTCTTCCAACACGTGGTGATGAATTAACATTGAAAAACTCAGGAGGCAGTACTATCGGTACCGCTACTGTAGCGTCTGTTTCTCATTTCAATGCTATGTCCTCAGCAGCAACGGACTTATATCGAATAGATGTACATAATGTTGTTAGTTCTACATTAGGTGGTGCTCTGACAGGATTGGCTACTGGTAAGGTTTCTGTTAGTGGTGGAGCAGACCTCACCGTATACACTGGATGGGGTTCAGAAACTCCTGGATTTGGCTTTAACTCAGACAATTGGGTATACAAGTTACCACAGAATGTTGTAAAAACACTACAAAGTCCAACAAGTACTCCAGCATCACCAGATTATGATCATTCATATGAAGTGATTACACAAATTGGTGGTACTCAAACAGTATCAGGTTTAGGTGTGTCATTTTCCACTTCAGTTACTGGAGAGGCTTTTGTTGATAGTACGAGCAACAACTATGTTGTATATTCAGTAACCGACACTAAAGCATTTAGACGAGCAGATTATACAGTATCATTTAATTCATCCAGCGATACAGCAACGATCACATTTGCATCTGGTACAACAACTCCTGATGGTAATACGCTATCTGGTTCAACTTGTAAATTAGTTGCTCCAATGAGACGTACTGGTGGTAGTTCAACTGGTGGCCACGGAAGCAAAGTATTAACTAGTAAAACATTAGATGTATTCACTGTGAATTCAGGTAGTAATGTAGACTTTACTACTTTTAATGATGATACAAGATTGAGAGATACTGTTCCATCGACTCCAGTCAATTACCATGATATTATTGAAATTAATTCAGTTCAAGAGTGGAATGTTAGTGGCAACTCATTAATACGAGATGTAACTGAATACTTTACATTAGACAATGGTCAACGTGATTCAGTATATGATGTAGGTCGCATTAAAACTAAAGGCGATACTAACTACGTTGTAATAAATGATGCTAATGTAGCGTTAAGAGTTACATTCAATTATTGGAATCATACGAGTGCAAAGGATTACTTCACTGTAGATTCATACCCAGCGGCTGAATATGCTAAGATTGGATCATACGATGGAGTAGAGTTAAGTGATAGTATTGACTTTAGACAATTGATAGGAACTACTACTAAGAATCCTCCTAGACCTGATTCATCGTTCTCATCAGATATAACATACTACCTCAATAGAATTGATAAGGTGTTTATTGATGAAGGTGGAAATTTCTTAGTATCTGCAGGAACATCAGCTCTTGTTCCATCTGAACCAACTTACCCTGCAGGCACAATGCTGCTAGCAACATTATATATTCCAGCTTATACATTCAAGGCTAGTGATGTTTATATTAAACATGCTGATAATAAACGATACACAATGCGTGATATCGGCCGAATTGAAGAACGAATTAATCGCCTAGATTACTTCACATCATTAAGCATATTAGAAAGCCAAGCAAATAGCCAACAAATTTATGATAGCTCTTCTGGCTCTCATGCATTTAAAACTGGTATAATTGTTGACGCCTTTGGTGATGGAAAAGCATCTCATGTAGCTTCTCCAGAGTTTCGTGCAGGTATTGATAGAGTAAATGGAATATGCAGACCAATATTCACTGAAGACAATGTGAATCTTGTTCATAACACTTCTGCTAGTACAGGTACAAAAACAAATGCGTTAATTACTCAACCTAACACATCAACTCCTATAGTGAGTCAATTGCAGGCTTCAGGTAATATCAATATTAATCCTTTCTCAGTATTTAACTGGACTGGTTCAATGGCATTGAATCCGAGCTCGGATGAATGGAAAGAGACTGAAAGACGTCCAGACGTTGTTATTGATGATGATTCTACATACGATGCATTAGTCGCTCAACTAAAAGAAGAGAATGCTATTGGTACAGTTTGGGGTTCATGGAAAACTAACTGGACTGGCACAAACACTGTCAGGTCTGGTGGACAACCTGGCGCAGGCGGATTTAGGAATGATGTATGGAGAACAACGAAGAAGAAGCGTACAGGCACTCAAACATATATTAAAACATCTACAGTAATGGAAAATAGAGGTGACCGTGTAGTAGAAGTTAATCTTCTACCTTATATGAGGTCTCGTCAAGTAGAGGTTAATATCACTAGATGTAAGCCGAATGTTACACTTAGTGTATTCTTTGATGGTACTGATGTATCTGATTATGTTTCTACTAGCTCAGCACAAGCCACAGTTGGTGGTGTTGATGCTAAGACATATGCTAAGAACAACTCGACGTTCCCACACTCATCAGGTCCGACTGCAATCACAACAGATTCGAATGGTGCGAAGACATTCTACTTCTGGGTTCCTGAAGGAATGACAGCCGGTACTAAAGATATTTTAGTAACAGAGCTTTCTTCTGCAGCTCCTTCAGATGATATTACTAAGACTAGTGCGGTTGCTCCATACACATCTAAAGGTTTATTAGAAAGTGTAGAGAATGTTACAGCAGCTACACGAGTTCCTACAATAGTAAGAAGAAGTGTAAGCGATACTAAATCTAGTAAGAGATTGGTTAAAACATATTGGACGGATCCTCTAGCTCAATCATTCATGGTTGATTTAGAAGGTGGTTGTTATATTAAATCGATTGATTTATTCTTCAACAACGTTGCACCATCTGGTGGAGCTCCAGTATCAGTTCAAATTAGGGAAATGGAAAATGGAATGCCAACACAAAAAATGTTGCCATTCGCAGAAGCTACAATAAACGCAGGTAGCATTAGCACTACAGCAGCTACCAACTTTGCATTTGATGACCTAGTATATATCAACCCTCAGGTTGAATATTGTTTCGTGATTATGTCTAACTCTAATGAGTATACAGTAAAGTATGCAACAGTTGGTGAGAGAGATGAGAATGATGACATGATTCAAGAACAACCATATTCTGGTGTTATGTTCAAGTCAGCTAATAACTCAACATGGACTCCAGATCAAGCAAGTGATCTAAAATTTGTAATTAATAGAGCTAAATTTACATCATCTAGCGCTTCAGTTACTCTTGATGTTGACTCAGTATCTATTAAAGGATTGAAGAATGACCCTATAGGAACGACTGATGGTTCAAATATCATAACAGTATACCATCCTAACCACGGTTTAGCTGGAGGTGATGAAGTAACCATATACGGATCTGATGCGATAAATAATATTCCTGCTTCAGAGATTAATGTTACACACACTGTTAATGCTAGTCCTACACTAGACACATTTAGTGTTACATGTAGTACAAATGCAGATGCAGATGGAATCGGTGGTGGTAACGACATAGGTAGTACTCGAAATGTTATATGGAATACAATATATCCACAAATTCAAGAGATGGAAATTCCAGGAACATCTATTGCATGGGAGTTAACAGGAACACCACAGAATAATGGCACTTATGCTAATGGTAGTAGTAGTCCTTTAACATCTAATGGTGACTATACGTCAACTAAACCACAAGTTATATTGAATGATGAGAATTTAACCAATACATCAGGCATGACAACTTCGCTTAGATTGGTAGGAACATTAACCACAGATGGTGTTGCAAACCATTTGAGCCCAGCTGTAGATATGGATAGAACATCTATAATTACTATTTGTAATAGAGTAGATTATTCTAGCACATCAACTACAGATGAGTTACATTCATACAATGGTCCAGCATTAGCTAAGTATATAACAAAGAATGTAATGTTAGACGAAGAATCTAACTCTTTAAATATATGTATGGATATTCACAGACCTACAGACTCGCATGTAGACATATATGTTAAGACTGGAAATGATACTAGCACAATAGATACAGCATCTAGTTGGGTTCGGGTAGATCCAGAATTATCAGGCACATCTTCAAGCAATCAATACACTGGTACTGGTACAATTCCACATACAGATGAAGAGGGAGCGTTTATTGAATCTGGATTTGTATACTCAGCTACAGAAGCGTTTACAGTGTTCTCTGTCAAAGTAGTTATGCAAAGTACTAACACATCAAGACCTCCAATGATTAGAAACTTTAGGGCTATAACAGCGATATAATATGAAAGTGCAAGTTAAGGACAATTCAGATTTATATAGAGATTCGGAATCTAATGCTATTATAAATACTAATAGAGCTGGAGCTCGACTTGCGAGAGAAGCTAAGAAGAGAATACAACAAGAACGAGAGAGATTAGATAAATTAGAAAATGATGTCTCTGAAATTAAATCAATGTTAAGAGAGATTTTATGTCGATAGTAAATGTAACGCTACTCAATACTTTTGAAGAATGGCGAGTAAAAACAAATGAGATAGGAACAGCAATTGGTGACCTTACATCTCTTCCTTCATCCAGCGATGTTGTATCAGAATTAAGTACACTGAATACAGCTGTAGGAGATTGGGCAGGAGATTATGATGGATCATCAGCTGATATAGTGGCTGCAATTAATATATTAGAAATAGCTTCTGGCTCCGGTGTATCAGATTTAACAGCTTTAACTGCTAGAGTAACTACTGCTGAAGGTGACATTAATACTGCTGAGTCCAATATTGCGAGTAATGATACAGACATCACTAACTTAACTACTAGGATGAGTGATGCAGAAGGTGATATAGGCACATGGGCTAATTATACTGGTTCTGAGCATCATGATACTGAACCAGCTGATATAGTAACAGCTTTTAATGAGATTGAAGATAAGATAGGAGACATGACTAGATTAACGGTTCCTATTTTAGGTCACACAAACATTGTTGATGCTATAGAGTCTATATTCGATGGCTCTCATTCTAGTACGGTTACATTATATGACTCAACAGGAACACAAGTATTCCCATAAAGAATAAGGATTAAGATGGCAATATATGCTAATATTTCAATAGATCAAGGTTCAGATTTCTCTACTGAGGTAGTAGTATCTGACTCAGCTGGAAACGCAGCAGATTTAACCGGTTATCTAGTTACAGGACAACTGAGGAAAACTTATACCTCATCAACAGCAGTGTCCTTTGTGTGTACCATAACAAGTGCAATCAATGGAACGATATCGCTAGCGTTAAGCAATAGTACTACCAACGACCTAAAGGCTGGTAGATACGTATATGATGTTGAAATACAAAATGGAGCTGGTGGAGATATATCAAGAGTAATAGAAGGACAAGTAACTGTTAATCCAGGAGTAACACGATAATGGCATTAAAGGGAACACTACAAGCGGCGTCTAAATTGACTGCTGTTGTAAAAAGTAGTAATGAAGTACTACAAGCAAAATCAATTTCATATAAACCGTCGACAAAATTAGCGGAACTATCAGACATAGATGTGACTGATAGAGAAGAAGGCTCAATTATAGTTTGGGATGAGGCGACACACACCTTCAAGGTTAAGAGTAGGCTAGAAAATAGTAACACTCTTATCGTTGGTGGTAGTTTTTAAAATTAATACGGAGAATTAGACATGTCAGGAACAGTCATCATCACCAAATATTCCACGACCACGGGGACTCCTGCTACAGACGCGTTAGCAGTTGGTGAACAGGCATACTCATTTAGTTCGGATAAACTCTTTATAGGAGAGACGTCTGGATCAACAGTAGTAGCAAAAACAATAGGTGGTCAACACTTTACAGATATGATGGA